GCTTTGTTCCACCTAGAATGAATTCATCAAACAATCCTTCAAGTTCACCAGCCGCCTCTTTTGCTTTATCTTTGAGAATATCCTGAATGTTAGGACGTGCGGCAATAACTTCTTCTTTACTTCCGCCGGTAGCACTTTCTTTTGTTTCCGGTACTTCAAGACACTTCACTATCCTAGCAATTTCGTTTTGCAAGGTAGCGTTTTCTTTTTCATTAAGTTCAAGTCCACGCATTGTCATACGTGCCAACCAACATAGCGTAGACAAAAATTCGCTTTCATGTACCTTGCGTAGCTTTTTAGCTTCATCGGTTCTGTTATTGTAATCCAAGTACTGGCACAAAAGTTCTTTTGCATCTTTTTTGCCGTAGAAACGATGATACCAAGTAAATGACCTAGCCAATGTTGAGAATCTGCGATCTGAATCGGGTTGCAATGGAAAGAAAGGCTCTTCACCCATATGCTTTGTATCAGCATCACGTGGGTTCAGTGCCTTGACAAAATTGTCTTCAGTTTGTTTGGGTTTTTTAATAGCCATGCTTGTTCCTTGTTTACGTACTTAATATGATATCACAGGTTGACATTAAAGTCAATTGTTATTTAGACTTTGGGCACTCGCAAAATTCGATAAGTAATGCCCTGTGCAGTCTTACACTTTTCAAATCCCTCAGTTGCATAGCAAAGTTCAAGCATTGCAAGTTCCCTACGATCCCGCACATTGGGCTTGTTTACTTTGATACTAATGAATTTCTTGCGGAACTCAATGTATATTTTCTCAGCACTATACACTAATTCGAGGCCCAACTTGACTTGTTCAGCACGTAGCTTTTGCTTGTCAGTAAAAAGAGAACTATTTACTGCACTACGCAAACGTGCATCACGTTCAGCGAACCAAGCAAACTTGCCAGCAGACTTATATTCACGTTCTAATTCGATCATTTTAAGCACCTTTCGACTGTTTAAGATTCTATTATACACCCGAAACCATTTAATGTCAACCTCTGAAAAACGATAAATAAGAGTACTATGCCAAGACTAAGCCTCTATCGTTCCGAAAAATCCAATGATTATAAGTTTTTTGATAAAATTATCAAAGAACAATTTACTGTTGGTGGTACTGATTTATATATTCATAAATATTCGGGAATCAAAGACCAAGGTCCGAGTATTGATTTAACACAGCCACAACATAATAGTGCAGATCCTACAAAGATTCAGGATTTGTTATTTTTAGAAAATAGAGACCGTAAATACGAACCTAATATATATAGATTACGCGGTCATTATAATATACAAAACGTAGATTTTGATTTATCACAATTTGGCTTATTTTTAAATAATGACGTTATCTTTATTACTGTTCATTATAATGAAATGATTGATTTAATCGGTCGTAAATTAATGGTCGGTGATGTAATTGAATTACCCCATCTAACTGATTATCATCCATTAAATGAGATAATCCCAGCGGCTTTACGTAGATATTATCAGGTAACGGATGGAGACGTTGCTAGTGAGGGATTCAGTAATACTTGGTACTCTCATTTATGGCGTATCAAATGTGAGCCATTAGTTGATAGTCAAGAGTTTAGTAATATTCTTGACCAACCCATGAACAAAGATAATTACTTGGGTGATTGGAGTACAACAACTGTATACCCCGCTGGATATACTGTTAGTTTTGGTGATAAAAATTATCTTACTAAAATAGATACTCCTGTAGGTATACCATGTACTAATACAACTTATTGGCAACTTGATACGGCTGATAATTTAAAAGATATACTCGGTAGATACAATACCAACATTGCAATTAATAATGCCGCAAATGCAGAAGCGGCTAGACAATTACCTTCATCTGGTTACGACCGTACTCAATTGTATATTGCACCACTAGATGAACAATCTATTCCTCTTCCACCAGTAAGTATTGTTTATCTAAAGGGAACTCCTAAACTACCTACTGGTAACTTAGCAGAAATAACATCACCCGGTTACAAACATGCCGCACCAGTAATTAGAATTAGTGCTGCCGCATTGCAAAGTATTTGGGACATGACCGCTGATATGGATCAATCTAAACTAACTGAATTTATTCAGATGAGTTTGAAAGTCGCAGAGATTAAACCTGATAGAACTGACACTGGTTCTGGTGCTGTAAGTGGACAACTTGTATTAACTGCAAAAGCCTTAGGTGCTGTTGATGGACCATATGGTACAGGTGATAATACGTACAGTGATGCTACTCAAGATCCAACTAGTCCAAATTTCACAGGAACGATTATCCCCAACATAATGAACTATCGTGCGGATACTGATCCTAGATATAATTTTGTTGCCAAGTCTAGTCCTCGTGGCTTTGGTTATACGAATGGTTACTTAGTGGGTACAGCAGAAGCACCAAATGGATTGCCTACTGGTAGTGGTATCACTTTCCCGTCAAATCCTAAAGTAGGAGATTACTTCTTACGCACAGATTACTTACCGCAACAATTATTCCGTTGGGATAGTAGCCTATGGATAAAGATTAGTGATAATGTAAGAACCGGGACTGCATTGGGAGCCAATGATAAGTCTCAAAGAGCGTCATTCATTAACAATAGTAATGTAACTGTATTGACTAACGGGACGACCATTCCTGAGAAACAATCACTATCACAGATATTTAAAATCCAAGTGGATTAAGGAACATAATGGCACAGTTTTTTTATGACAATCAGATTAGAAGATTCCTATTACAGTTTGCTAGAATCTTTAGTGACTGGCAAGTTACAAAGGGTAAAGACCCTGCAGGAAATGATATCTTACTACGAGTTCCTATTCAATATGGTGATAGTAGCCGTATGGCACAAGCTCAAATAGCTAACAATAGTCCTAATAGTTTACCTAGTGCTCCGCTAATTTCATATTATGTTAGTGGTTTTGAGTATGACCAAAGACGAACTCAAGACCCATACTTTGTTGATAAATTGTCAGTGCGCCAACGAACGTTTAATACTGATACTCAACAATATGAGCCCTCTCAAGCACAAGCATTTACAGTTGAACGTGTCATGCCTGTACCATACACCTTGCGTATGACTGTAGACTTTTGGACTACTAATTATCAACAAAAACTAGAACTATTAGAACAAATAGGTGTATTGTTTAATCCATCATTAGAAATTCAGTCCACTGACAACTTTATTGATTGGGGTAGCTTGAGTGTAGTATACCAGGATGGTCTTACGTTTAGCAGTAGAACTATACCTCAAGGTAGTGGCAACCCAATTGACATTATGAGTTGGAAATTCTACATGCCTATCTGGATTAGTGGCCCTGCAAAAATTAGAAAATTGGGAATCATTCACAAAATTATTGCAAGTATATTCCAAGGTAATGCACTAACTGACATGCAAGATGACCAGTTACTGCTAGGTACTAGGCAGAAGATTACTCCGTATGGTTATAAATTGTTATTGATTGGTAATTCACTACAGATATTACCCTCAACTCAAATCTTTACGCCCGGTAATAATTCAACTGATGTACCTGTAAACCCGGATACGGAAGTTTACTGGACACCTGTGTTGGGAATGTATGGCACAATAAAACCAGGTATAAGCCAGATCTGGTTGCAGAATCCATATATGGACACAGAGATTGCAGGTACTATTACATTCAATCCAATTGACGATAGATTATTGATATTTGAAATTGACACTGACACCTTGCCACAAAATACATTAACTCCTGTAACCAGTGTTATCAATCCACAAACTAAGGGTCCAGGTCATGGTTTGCCAGTTGCTATCAATGGACAACGTTATTTGATTGTAGAAGATACACCCGAGTCATCAGAGGCTTGGGGGATAGTAAGTGCTAAAGCCAATGATATTATTCAATATAATAGTACCACAGGTTTATGGAGTGTTAGTTTTGATAGTACAACCACTGATGTACAATATGTTACTAACTTAACTACTCAAATTCAATATAGATATTCAGATAGCATGTGGGTGAAATCATACGAAGGTTGGTACGATCAAGGGGATTATTCTATCGTCATCTAATACTGTGATAAATCATAGTATGAAAGACAATATAGCAGCCGGTATCTTTTTCTACGCAAGTGATACAAAAAGATTCTTGTACTTACTACGTAACGATAATAAAAACCCGGGCAACTGGGGAATACCCGGCGGCAAGATAGAAAGTAACGAAACACTTTTTGAAGGTGTTGAAAGAGAATGCATAGAAGAAGTATCGTTCTTCCCTAAAAATGCTAAACTTGTTCCTATTCAAAAATTCATAAACAATACATTCACATACCATACTTTCTTTTGTAAGGTTGACAATGAGTTTGTTCCCGTACTCAATGAAGAACATTGTGGTTATGCGTGGACTGACTATGAGCACTATCCCAAGCCAATGCATCCAGGTTTATTTAATACTGTGAACTTTGATGTTGTGCAAGAAAAGTTAAAGAAACTCATAAAAAAAGCCGCTTAATGCGGCTTTTTTGTTGATGCTTAAAAATATTAAGCGTTAGGAATAGTTACATATCCTGATGGAGCAGGACTTACAAATGTCCATGGCACAGATGCACCTGTAGCAAATGCAGTACCGTTACCCTGTGTCACTGTAACTTTGTGAGCACTGATCTTAGTAACAAAATATGTGCCATTAGTAGTGTCTGTAGCAGTGATAGTCATTTCCCCTTGTGCTGATACTGCACTATCTTTTAATTTGCAAATAGCTGTACCGTCCGCTGTTCTAACTTTGAAACGGCGAGCACCAACTTGACGAATGATATCTGCCCGCTGACTTGTCCCACCTGTTGTAGTTTTTGCAAAAAGTGTGATAGCATTTTCTTGATTGGTTGAAGAACCTACTGCACCACTGTCTGTTGTTAGAACTGCGGTAAATGTTAATGTACCTTGCACACCGCCAACGCTTTCCGTAACAGCAGGAGCTGATGTATAACCAGAACCTTTTTGAGTAACTTCAATCGCTGTAATGCTGTTGCTTGCACCAAGTGCAGAAACTCTAGCAGTAGCTTGTACACCACCTGGTAAATTAGGAGCACCAATATTGATTGGATCGTTAAGAGCGTAACCTGTACTATTGTTTACACCACCAAGTGTAATACTAGCTACACCTTGCCCACCGATATTATCATCGCCGGCTCCTGTAGTACCGATGTTACGGTTACCGAAATATTTTTGATTTAAACTGCGTGCCATTTGTTTTTCCTTTATGTAATGACCGTTCTAGGGCCTACGCTGTGGACATACAGCATAAGTTAAATGAACAATGTATTTATCTTAGAACGTAGATAATGCAACACGTTTCCATACGTTCGTAGAGGTACAAACATAGATGTAGTCAGCGTCCCAACAAATTTGTCCTGGGGTACCAGTACTAGTACTAGTTTGTGTAGTAATAGCTGACTTAAATAATGTACCAACTTCAATTGCACCGGTAGTAACTAGTACCCCTACATTTAGTGTATTAGTAGTTGAATTATAAGTAAAATCACTTTCAGATGAAACTACATTGCCTGTTGTAGAAGTATATAGGACTGCGTTAGCTGAAGTTGAAAGTAATGTTAAATTAGAACCAGTGATGCCATCAAATTCTACGTTAGCTGTGTTTGCTACGCTTTGACCAATACTTATTTGACCATTGGCTGCGTAAGTAATACCTGTACCTGCACTAAAATGTGCTCTAACTTCCGTAGCATTGGGTCCATTATATGTAATTACACCATTAGCGTAGGATAAGTTGCCATCTCCACCACTGTCAGTAACGCTTATAGTGGCCTTCACTGTATTTGCAAAATTAGAATCAGCAAATACGTTGGACCAACTAGTATTGTTTCCATCATTGGTTAAAAATTTACCAGTTGTGCCAGTTGATATTGATGCTACGCTACCACCGGCAGCTATAGTAGTCCAACTTAAATTATTTGATCCATCAGTAGTTAATACTTGACCGCCTGACCCACCGGTGATTATTAAATTACCAACACCACCTAATTTAAGTTTGTTGGTTGGGTAGTCTCCGCCATTGCCTAAACGATTGCCAGTCCAATTGACAAGCGTGTAGGCTGCAACACCGTTACCATCTCCTACAATAAGCTGACCAGTACGAATGTTTTGTATGTTGAATACGGTGTTTCCTGCTCCAGCTAGGGGTGCAAATATTTTTGTAT